ACCATCGGAACCTATGTGCACCTGTATGGGGTGTGCGTAACTGTGTAGCCAATCGTTGATGCGATCCGCCAACCTCACGCCCAGCCTGAACGCGGATCCCTCCTTGTGGAATATCATGTGTTTACGACAACTGGGGCATCTCAGATTGCAACTGTCGTCGATGGCCAATCTCAGGTGTCTGATGTTCGCCACCCTCTCGTCCAGCATGTCACCGCCACGTATGTACGGGCACTGGTGTTCGTTGCAGAACCTGTAGGTGCCGTCGCTCACGCTCGACTGCAGTTTCTTGTGGATGGGACTTGAGATGATCTCGTCCAAGGTCTTTATCTGTAGGTTGCCTATGCTCTGTGGCAACCACGAGGTGCACTCACAGGCGTAGCACGAACCCTGCTTGTCTATCAGCACTGTGTCGAACGGCCGTGAACACACGGTCTGGATCTGGAGGTCCTTGGTGGTGTCTATGCCGTAGTGCGAGAACAGCCTGTGGTTGATCATTTGTCCGGGTCGGTGATCATGTCCAGCGTCAGGGGTCGTGCCTCGTCAGCCTTAGGCTTTGGCATCTCTCGTACCTTGCGGTTCCGCCTACGCTGTTCACGTTCGTGTTGTTTCTGCATCTTCTTGGCACCCCTGGTGCTCTTGTAGTCGTAGTGTATGCCCATGATCGCCTCCTTTGGTCATGCGTAATTATACACGCAAAGGGCGGTGCGGTCAATTTGTTTGGTAATAAAACTTGCACTTAAAGGTTGCAATTTAGATAAATATGCCTTACAATCCAGAGCGATCACTAGGCCAGTGGTCGCGTTTCAAACTACATAGACGGGAGAAAACAAATCTATGAATATCAGTAAGAAGAAAGTGGGTCTAGGTGTGGCTGTTGTAGTCGCATTATGGATCCTATGGTCTGTGCTTAAACCAGCACCGGCTGAGGCGGCTGAAGTGGGATTCACTTTAGGTGCTGAAAGAAAAATCGAAGCAGAAACTAATGCGATGTACCTAGACACTCATTTCGGTGAAGTGCTTGGCATCGACGTAACCACAGGTGTGAACTACACAGTGGATGACGACATGGACGCTTCGTTCAATTCTTTCGAGTTAGATCTTAAAAAAGGTCTTAATGACAACGTCGAAGTTTACGCTAACAGTGATTTCGATGTTAACTTAGACCACACAGAAACTACAGTTGGTTTCAAAGTAAAGTTCTAGTTTAAGCAACGTACAGTCGGTCAGCTCAAGGGCAGGCCGGCTTTACGCTTTTTAACGCTTCGCGTTATTTTCTCTTAAACGCTTGTTTGGTAATTTTACGCTTCCGCTTCGCGAATAAAACTTCGTCCCTCTTGAATCTATCCAATTGAACGTAGCCAAGTGATTCCATAAATTCGAATATGGGTCTGCCTAATGCCACTTGTTTGGGATTCTTCTGTTCTATCTCGATATTGAGCACACAGTCATTTGTGATCAATGTTTGCCTTGCACCTTGCAATATATCTAGTTCACTGCCCTGTGTGTCTATTTTAATGAAATCGACTTTGTTGAAGTTGTATGAGTCTAGTGTTTTTATTTCTACAAAACTTTTTGATACTTCTCCCGACGGCATATGCTCTGGATTGAACGTGTGTGCACCAGAACTTGTATTAGATTTGTAGAATTCTTTTTCTGTGTTTGTGTGTCCTAGACCTGTGTGATGTAATTTGTAGTTGCTGTGACTGTGTAAGTTCAACTCCAGGCATTCAACATTTGAAGCATCTGGTTCAAATATTTCCACGTTCGTGAATAGTTTGCACAGATCCTTACTCCAGAAGCCAATATTACCACCCACATCTATTGCATTTCTAAATTTGGTTACTTGACGTAAAGCAAAGTCTCTTGGTTCTTTTTGATATTCGTTGCCGTGCGTCGCCAAGTACTCTTTGAAATGCGTGTCGTAGTCCGGTATGTACCAGTCGTTGATTTTTTGCATACACCTATTTAAAGGTATTTTTCTAGACGGAATCCTTTTGAATCATAGCACTCTACATATTCTGAATTGTTAGACTGCCGGATTGTTCCTTGTCCTCGCACTACATCATAGTCACTGTATGCGAATGCTTTCTTAATGGTCACGTCGATGTACTGCCCATTACCAACGCCCAGTGTGAGGAACGTCACGTATCTTCCTTTGTCACCTCTGAACACTCTACCGTTGGCTATCATTCCTGCGAATTCAACTTTGTCCAGGTACAACTCTTTAACATACATTCCTGGCATAAACTCGTCATGGCTCCACCATCCATACTTCCTGTATTGGAACTCCGGTGTGTCCCACTTGTCGGACTTGCTTGGTGTCACAACATCTATGCCAACTCTCTTTGCTTCGGTCCTGTACACCCAACGTTTGTATGATCCCTGGCAATGTTTTAAACAAGACTGCCAGAACTTTTTCTTGTTGTGTGCTTTCTGATATGCAAGTGCCCATATCAGTCTACCTAAGTTGACAGCGTGTGCCCTACACAATCCAAAGCCAGACAAGGATTGTAGCATCGTGATTATCTCGTTCTTGCGTGGATGATCACCAAGCCGCGATATGAACTCCATGATTCTTTCCTCGTTCTTTTTTGCAAATGCACGTCTGTACATATCTGCTTCGTACTTGTCTATACCTAGCACCTCTGATATTCTGTCTATGGCATCGTCCTCGTACACTATGGTGTCACTCATACGTTCCTTGCTCCAGTCGTGAAACATGGTTGCTTTCTTACGTCCGGACACCGCGACAGGTCTTATCAGTGCTGTACCAAACACACAGTCCTTAACGCTTTTTGGTTTGATTGCCCTGAACAGTCTCCGCATCGCTGGACTCTCTGCCTGTGTCACTCCCAACACGTCTCCTCGACACAAAAGGTCCGAGGTAGCGGCATCTTCCTCTGGATAGTCTGTCAACTTCATTGTAGGATCTATCTCTATGAGTTGCGACAAACCACGATTGGCTAAAATGTCCACCTTCAGGTGTTCTAGGTCCTCCACTTCGTTTTTGTCTAGTAGTATTTGATTTTCCGCCGTGAACAGGCTTTTTGGTAATTGTCTTTGAAACATCAGTATTCCTCCGCAGTGTTTTGATATGCATCTCTTCTTGCCTTTCAATTTGTTTTCGATACGTTTGGCTTCTTTGGTGTCGATGCCTAACGAATCATATGTGAACCTGCGGGGTAGGTTACCCTTGGCACCAAGTCTCTTGGCCGCCTCACGCCTTGCTGATTTATCCTTATAGAGCACGTAGTTAGATATCCTAGCACTGCGTCCGGGCCACTTCTTGAAGATCCTCTGCATAACCTCGTCTTGTCGATGATGGGGGAAGTCAATATCAACATCAGGTAGGTCATCTCTGTTTGGATTGAGGAATCTTGCCACGGGTATGTCCCACTCCACTGGGTCCACATCTGTTATGCCCAATAGATAACAGACCAATGACGAACCAGCACTACCACGTGTCATGTGTGGTATGTCCCTTGTCATTGCTATGATATCACATATTTGGATGAAGTAGTCTACGAAACGTAGTTGAAGGATGATGCGAGTCTCCTCGGCGAGCCTTTGCGTGTATTCTTCTGTGCCTGGACATTGCCTAATGAATCTATCGTACAGCCTTGTTATGTCGTTCAGTTCTTTGTCTTTCATTTGCCTATGCTTTTATGTTTGCCTGTTATTGCCTTGAGCAAGTATATTTATCTACGTAGATTATGACTCTTAAGATTTTGAGTTTGACCAATGACGTGTTCCGGTGTACCTGCTGATCATGTTTATACTCCATCGAGGATGTTCTGCATTTTGCCTAGGACTCACACTGTGTTGTGTGTCTCTGCCATTCCAAAACATAACAAAGTTATTTGATTTGTAGGCACACCGTTTGACAATAGGGCCGGGGTGAGTGTATTCTAACTTTCCTCTCATTCGTAAACTGCCAGGTTCGTGTATACAGAAGTCGCCACCGGTGCTTCTATCGTTATGATCTTTCAGGTACAGTAATCCTGCATATATTTCTTTCTCATTGTCAGTGTGTGGTGTTCTACTGCTAACGTTGTTTACAGGTGGATGTTTAACAAAACTAAATTCAGTAAAATAGTTACTTTGCTGTTCGGGATCATCTCTGTTTGTCATCGCCATATGTTCTCCGTATGTTTTACCAAACACATTGAATACCTTGTTCACGAATTCAACACTGGTGTGATATGAAATGAATTCTTTCCAAATATTACTGACTGGATATTTCTCTTTGTGCAACTCGTGTAAAAGCCAAGTCAGTTTTCCGTGCTTGTCTACTGCTTCTTGTAGATCTAATCTATCATTTGGCAATGTGTTAAGCAGTTCGTTGTGGATGTTTTCAGGCAACGCATTTTCAATTATTATATGCGGCCATGGATCATGATCTACCTTTTTCAGATTTTGTAACACACAAAGTTCGCTCATTAAAAATATTTATAAGTCGACTTTTTGTGCTTCTCGTAATTTACTTTTTGGTATTGAAATGTCTCGTTTGTCACAAGCGGCTTCAATCACACAGTCGTCACACAAAGGTGATCTTGATTTACAGACAAGTTTGGCGTGTGTTATCAGCCACATATGTGCACCGTACTTGTACGTGCTTGGTGTTGTGTTGTTTACAGTGATCGACGCTTTGCCCTCATCGAGGCTGTCTGCCCAACCTAACCTCCACAACATTCTGAACACGTGGGTGTCCACTGCTATATGTGGTTCTCCAAAAACAAATCTCATCACGATGTCGGAACTCTTACGTCCAACGCCGGGCAAGGTCATAAGTTCTTTCTGTGTGGTTGGCACACGTCCATCAAACTTCTCAAGTAGCATCTTACTAGTTGCAAGAATGTTTTTAGATTTAGCGTTGAACAATCCTGCAGGCCTTATGGCTTCTATGATCTCATCCTGCGACAGTTTCAACATTTCTTCTGGTGTGTTTGCGAGAGAGAACAGTTGTCTACAAGCAATCGCTGTCCTTTTGTCCTGTGATTGTGCAGACAGCATCACACCTATTAGACTGGTGTATGCCTTTGAATATATCTTTGCCTTAGGTTTCTTGTTTGAGTATTCTGGATACAGAGAACTTAACTTCTCGTAAATGTAGTCGATGTCATTACTGTTCTTCATCTGAGTGCAGTTCGTTTAAGAGTTGTCTCAGTTTGCCGCCCTCGACTGTGGCTTTTACTTTTCCTATTGTGTCACCTTTTGTTGGATCAGGAACTTCTGGTCTTGCATCAGTGGGTGTCTCTCCACCTGTGACTTTAGATGTCTTTTTGAGGTTATCGTATATCGTGCTTCTCTGTTTGTCAAACTGTTTGTATTCAGGATCATCTGCCAAGTCCCTGATACGCAGGCTGTCTACGTCAAACTCCAAATCCACTTTCTGTCCAACACCAGAACTCGATCTAGTCTTCATAAACTGTATCTGATACCTACCACGTTCTTTCATTGCTCTCGATGTGAATATACCTATCACGTTGTCAGCAGTTTGTATCTTGGATAGTCCACCTGAGATGTGAGAATGATCAAACTCGATCTCTTCGACCGATGCCCTGTTCAACTGTGACGCTGTTGCTAATACACACTGTTTCTCTACAACCAAGTTCCTCAGTTCTTCAGACACATACTTGTCTTTGATAAACAAGTCCGCTGGACTTATCTTCTTGCTCTTTGGCATCATAAGATCCAAGTAGTCTATCAATATGCAATCAACATTCTTCTTGTTCTTCAGTTCTAGTTCTTTGAGATATGTCCTTACATCCAATACGTTACTACCACTAGGCAAGTATTTGATCTGTAAGTTTCCTGCTTTCTTCTTCAACATCTTCACTTTCATTTCAACGTTCTCTATTTCCGGAAACACTTTCTTGGTTGGAATGTTAGTCATCATAGCATCCAATCTCATAGCAGTAAGTTGTTCAGACAATTCAAAAGAAATATAACAAACGTTCAGACCAGCCAGTGCCCAGTTCACCGCAAGATTCTGCAAGAACAAACTCTTACCTGCGCCTGATCCACCTGCAAAGATGTTTAGTTCTCCACGGTTGAAACCGCCAAACAGTTTCTTGTCTAAGTTGTTCCAGCCAGTGCTGATCTGTCCGTTGTTTGCCTTGAGTGCCTCAAGTCTTCCTTTAGGATCCTCAAAGTAGTCTGTACCGAGATCACGTGTCAGTCCAACGTTCACTGCGTCCTTGACCATGTCCTCAACAGGAGCATAGTCTCCCCGTTCTAGCATATCCGCTGATTGTAGTATCGCACGTTCAAGTGCCTTGTGTCTCGAGAATGTTTCAAATTCATCCAACAACCAATTGAAATGGCTTGGATCTAAGTCCTTTGCTGATTTTAACTTTATATCAAATTGTGCATTCACTATCTCAACCTCAGGCATAACCTTGTATTCGTCCATGTATTCTTTGACGAACTTGGCTATTGGTTGTAGTTTACGATCAAACGATTCAGGTTTGAATATGTTCTGTGCCCTAGCAAATGATTCAG